TCATCGTCATCAAAAATACCTTCATTACTTGTTGGTATATCAACCCTTGTATATCCACCACCAGTTCTTCTTTCAAAGAAATTATTCTTTGATGACAGACCAATCTTTTTCATAAAATCAAGTGGGTTTTGTGTTTTGAATTCAGTTTCACCAATAAAATCTTTTAAAACTATATCAGTAACAAATTTAACATAATCAATCATCATGTCTTTAGTCATACCTTGTAACCCATCGGGTAGACTTTCTTCTATAAACCTTTTTTCGGTATCAAAACAAGATAATATAACTTCTTTAATTTTTTCTTTACTTGGTTTATATTCTTCCTTTATGTAATTTTTAAACATTTGTAAGGCGAACTCATAATGAAATGATTCGTCCCTTAATATTAATTCGTTCATTTCAGCTAAACCTGGCATTTTATTTCTACTCCTAAACCAAAATACACCAGCAAAAACTGATGAAAATGCGATACCTTCAACACACGCAAATGCGATTAATTTTTCAACAAAAGTACCATTACTTAACCAATGTTCAGCCCATGAAGCTTTATCTTTAACGGCATCATTTGTTAGCATTGAATTAAATAAGTCTTTTTTCTCATTTTGGTCTTTAATATATGTATCTATAAGTAAAGAATAACCATTTGCATGTACTTGCTCTATAAACATTTGATGGTTATAGTAATATTTAGCCTCAGCAATATCTACATTATCTATTACGTTATCACACAGATTATCAATAACAAGACCATCCGAAATAGTAAAAAAGGCTAAAATGTTCTTTAGATAAAATTTCTCATCATCAGTTAAATCTGAATAATTATCTTGAGCCAAATTAACTTCTTCAGCAACCCAAGTTTGTTTTTCGGCAGCTTTGTAAGCATCCCACAAATCTTGATTTTTTATAGGGAAAATCGAATATCTTTTTTCTGTGTCAGAATTTTTTAAGTACATAGTTTATGTTATTAGTTTGTAAAATTAAGTATTTCGTATAGCATTAATAACCTCATTAACCCTATTTTGGTCTGTTTGTTCTTTTATTTGTCTGGCCTCAACAAAAGAATTACCCTTTTCACCATCTTCGGTAATGTCAACCAAAACCCTCCCATTATCAAAAGTTATATCTGAAAATACAATACCGTCTTTACCGAACCTTGATTTAAGAATAGCCATATTAGCAGTACCTTCTTCTTTTTGGTCCAATGATTTTGCTACTGATAAAATAAAGTGACCGATTTGACCTTTTTTAATTGAACCACCAATCATACTTGAGTCAACTGTTTGTGCATTAATAGATGAGCGATTACCTTGAACAGCAGTCCAACCAGCTATATCTAATTCATCAAGCATAGTTTCAAATTGTCTCATAACATTACCTTCACCACCCCATTCATCTTTAAATTGTTTGGTGGATTCAACACAATCAATATAATCCAGTAAAATTATATCTGGTCTGAAACCTTTCGCTATCAACTTTTTTATATATTGTTTTATTTGTGGTATTGTTGTTCCATGACTAGGCATTTTCTTTAACTTAATAATACCTGGTTTTTGTTGTTCATAATTAGCAACACTTAAGACCTCTTCCCTATTATCATTTAACTCATTAAGGGTATATTTACCATTCATCCAACAAGTTAAGTGCTTCCTCTGAATAACCTTCGGATTATCTTCAAAAAATATTTGAAGGACATTTTTACCAAAATTTTTGGCATTGTTTGCTAATATGGTCATGAGTGTTGTTTTACCAACACCAAATGGTGCAAGAATAACGGCTAACTCTCCTTTTGCAAGACCACCATCCATATACCCGTCCAACCCGTTAATGCCAGTAGGTATTGGTTCTCTGAAGTCATCAGCCATCACATTATTAATGTCATGAAATACATCTATACCATCATCCTTTTCATTACCAACCTCCAGTGCTTTTTTAAATATTTCTTCAATTTGATAATAACTATCTAAATCACCATTATCAATTATTTTTTGTACCGCCCTAACCGCTTTTTTTGCCTCCTGTTGTTTACAGAATTTCATAGCAGTGTCTTGAACCCTTAAATAATTATTTTGGTCAGAATCTTGTATTTTTTGAAATTGTTCAAGACATATTAACTTATCCGCTTTATCAACTATGGTTTCAAATAATATAGATTGTAAATCATTGAAACTTGGTATTGATTCATATTCTTCATAATTATCAATTATTTTACCACAAACGGTTCTTAAAAAAATATCATCAAAATAATTTGGCTTTATTATGTCAACTATAGACTCACCAAATTTCCTATCTAATAGTAATTGCTGAATAAGTCTATATTGAAAATCAATACCAAGATACCCTAAGTCATTTTTGTTTATTTTACCCATTTGTTATTTTAGTTTTAAAGTGTTGAACCACCTTGTTGATTGGCGTACAAATAAATATACCGAAGTTAATTTATTTGTACAAATTTTTAAGTATTTTAACCAATTTTTAAGTCATAATTTTCATATGTTGTTTCATACTCATTTAAGCTGAAACATTCTTGTATTTGGTCAATAATTTCTGGAATTATTTCCTTTATATTTACAGAATATCTAACTTCTGTTGGAAACCAATTCCCAGAAAACATGCTTTTGGCCACAATTCGTTTATCCACCCTTATTTCAAAGGTAAATATGTCCTCATTCTCAAAATTATCTTTTGGTTCTCTATCGTAGCATCTATATGGATTATAATTTCTCCATAAGTATTTTTCTGACTTTTCTTTAAGAAATTTTGGTATAAGACCCATTTCACTAACACTTGTTAAATCATCCATTAACTCTTTTAACTCAATAGAATTTAAAACATTCTTGTTATATCTTCTAACATCAAAAAGTCTTTGACATATGATTGGTCTTAATTTGTTTTCCCTTGTCTTATGTTCGTTGATGTAAAGAATAAACTCAAACCTAAAATTATCCCAAAAATTTTTCTTTTTTTGCTTCGTATTTCTCATGATTTAGTAATTTAGTTCACAATATTATCTTTTTCTCCCTTTCTATTAATTTTTTAAAAGGTAACAAGTAATTGTTATATCTATGCTCACCCAATAGTATATCAATACCATCCTTTTTAAGCATCTTATAGACAGACTTAATACTTCTGTCATCACTTAACTTAGAGTCCATTAAATCATGCATTTCTTTAATTGAACCTTCAGTTAACAATGGATTTGTTAAATCTATTAATTTGGTATTTATTGGGTATATATCTTTACCTTGTATACCATCTGTAATAGAGTTTACTATATTATCAAATATTTGTAAAGGTTTCTTTTTATTATCTACCCTTTCTTGTTGCAAAATCTTTGATTTTTCTAGTATTTCGTCTAACGTTACCTTTCTTGTCTTTAATTCTGGGAAATGTTTTAATAGCGTACCTTCACCAAGTCTCTTTATACCTTTTATGCTATCACTATTATCACCACAAAGTATTTTTATGAGAGCAACATTGGTGTAGTGGTATTTAAAATAATACATGAAAGTATATTTATCCACATATGCTTTTAAATCTAATAGGTAGATTCTAACATTATCATCTATTAATTGACATAGGTCTCTGTCACTGGTGGCTATGGTAATCTTTTCGTCATCTTTCTTTAACTTGCAGTAGTATGCAATAAAATCATCACTTTCCACACAATCATCAAGTAATTGTCTAATGTACAATTCTTCAAGATAATTAAATACCATACCCCGTTGTAATACCTCTTCTAAGTCTTCTGGTTTGGTACCATTTACGTAATCCTTCCCTCTACCACTCTTGTAGTCTTTATATATATCCCACCTTAATTTACCAGAGAATTCACCATCCCAAAAATTAAAAACCTTATGATATAAATCCTCAGTTAGAAGTTTCCTTAATATGGTTAAAAATTGATATATGCCACCAATTGGTTTACCATTCCGATTATATTCATTCCTAGCCCCTATAAAACCTCTTTTAAATAAAGCATTACCATCAATCAATAATGTGTTTTTGTATTTCTTTACCTTACCGCTTTTTGGTGGTCTTTTTCGCATTATACAATATTTTGTGGATTGTGAAATAAATCTATTGTCCTAAGTCATCTAAACTAAACTCTTGCGCCTCTTTTTCTATTGTGAAATCATCAAGAGTTGTGTTTAATTTTTTAAGTATATATGCTCTATGTTTTTTCTTGTACCCATCTATCTTTTTAGGGTTCCAATAACCATGTGAAGTTGAAGCTAACTTACCCTGTTCTTCAATACCATTAACTTGATTTTTCTCACATCTAACCCTTGTTTCAATACCAAATTGATATGTCTCCCCACCAGATATTGCCTTAAGTTTTGAAGTTGAATGTGAAAGTATACCACCAAAATGTACTATTACTCTTGGTGCGTAGAAAAATGCTTCCCCACCCTTATGTTTAACAACCTTATTTTCATTGTCTAACCATATTTTTTGAACAACCGCAAAGGTGTTTATATATGGTTTAGTAACCCTCCTTGATGATGGTATTCTATGGTTAATTAGTGATTTAAATGCGGTTTCCATTGAACCAGCATTCCACTGATTATTATTAGATTTAGACATTACAGATTTAAACCCATTAAGAGAACCAACAGAATCCCAAAGAAAACATAGATTTCTATCTAATTCTCCAGAGTCTTGCGCATCTAATAATTGTGTGATAAATCTTGCGATATCTTCAATAACTGGTTCACCTCTAAGTTGTTTTGTACCTTCTTTACCATTTGAGTAATCTACACATTTATATCTGTTCATTAAGTCATCACCATTCATAAATATAAAATTACCTTCATAATCAACAACCTCACCAGTTTCTTTATCTATAACCTCTGTAAACTCAACACCAACATCTCTAGCATGCTCCCAAGACCAATTATTTTCTGTCTCCATTATTACTGCTAAGTCACCAATCTTTTGACAACCAGCGACTGCTTCATACATTGCTGTTGATTTACCCGTATTAGAAAAACCTCTAAAAGAAGTAAAGTATCCTCTGGCAAGTCCTGGTATTTTTAGTGCTTCATGAAATGCATCAGATAATGGAATCCAAGTTAAATCTTTTTCTTTAACTGGTATGTTTAATCCATTGTTTTTTTTAAACTTTGATAAATCAAAACTCTTCTTTTGAAGGGTTTTTTTAGGTGCTTTCTTAGCCATATTAATTAATTATGATTTTTGTGAAATTTTAAATATTAAAATATTGGGAGGTGAACCCTCCCAATATACATAGAGTGAAAAACAATATTAAAACGGTAAATCGTCATCGTCATCGTCATCATTGGTTGTGGCTTCATTAGCCGTCACTGTTTCTTTTGGTGTATCACCACCAAGAGTTAATTCTGATTCAAAATCTTCACTTGGTTCTGGTGCCTTATCTTCAAGTGTTGATTTACCAACAAAGGTTTCTTTTTCTTTACTCCAAACTGGTATATCACCCTTAACAACGATAGATAGGTAGTTATAATCTCTAACACTGTAGACATCTTCCCAAGTTCTAGAATCAGAAAGCCATTCATTTGCTAACTCAGTATCTTCACTTAACTTTGTTGATTCTAATGGGTATGTTATAGATGTAAC